ATGCAATCATTTCACGGATCTATGAGGTACGATCAGTCTGGTCGTAAACGTAAGACCAAAGCATGGTCTACCCGAAAGCGAACCCCAGAATTCAAACCGATGCAGTCCTACAGTGTGGGCCCTGATTGGAGACGCGAGACTCCCAAGTATGAGTCTGCTCCACTGACACCGTACAGTCCTGACAAGGACACCACGTTCAAGTTGGAGGAATCCAAGAACTTCACCGTTGCTCCTGCGTACAATAAGGGTGCTTATCAGGTTATTCCAAAAAGTGATATAAAACACATTGGTAAGTAGATATTGATCTAAGAAAGTGTTTGACTTTCCCTGTGATATCGCCTATAATACTTGTATTGAAAATGAGAAAGGAAACGAGATGACCCCATTTGTTAAAGAAGAGTTTGTTTGGGACGGTATGTATCTTATGTATCGTGGGCGTCACACCAAGAGTGTGAACTACGAAGTCGTAAGACCTAACTGCCATCCTTCTTGGGTCGGTAAACCAAAACCTGAGTTTATCGCTCGATTCAAGTATGGTCGTAAGCCATGGAAATCATGGGTCAACTTCCTCGTGAAGAACAATGTGTCTGTTGAGAAATATTTGGAACTTGCGGAGGAATTTCATCCTAAACCCGCAATGGCAATACTCGGTTACAAAGGTAAATAAGGAACTGTTATGTCTAAGTTAGTAATCACCACACAATACATGGAAAACTACTCGTTTGACGTAGACGGGTTTCCTTCAACGGAACCCGATGCCTACTTCAAACCAAAGGGTGGCACCACCTATGTCATGGAGAATCTCTCTTCTAGGGATCTCAATGAGATTGCTCACGGCACCTTTATGCCTGTGATTCAGGATCTCGTGTCTTATAACAACGATGTTGCTCGTGAGTATGTCATTAGTTGGGACATTGTCGAGGATGACGCCAAGGTCGGTGAATCTTGGGAAGCCCCTATCTTTATCACTCTTGTCGGTGGTCGTTGGAAGGCAACTCGTACTACCGTGAATGACGAGTACCGGAACCTAGTTCCTACCATTCGTAGTTACACTGAGTCGTGGCTCATGTCCCCTGATGCCGAGAAGGAATTCGGCACCTACACAAAGGACTATGTAGTCCGTGTCGATGGTGAGGAGCGTATTGCCAAAGAGAACGAGGTTCTCGAACTCATCGAAGAATTCTATGCAAAAAAGAGGGAGACCGCATGACACAGTATCGTCAATCCGTTGAAGAGCAACGTACTCGTATCGCAGCAGAGAAGTGGGCTAAGGGTGTGAATAATGTCCATGTCCACGGAATATCGTCCATGTGGTACGATGATCGTCCAGAGGACACCTCTGATGGCAAGACCGTGACAGATATCCAATACAACGATGGTCACATCCAACGAACCCTGAACGAGTCTGGTGAAGTGGTCATCATGGGAACTAAGTTGACAGGACAAGCACTGATCGATGAATATCAAAAAAGTGGGCGTTGATTGAAAAAAAGTGTTGACAAAAGTTGCCGTATCGCTTATAATACTTGTATTGAGAATGAGAAAGGAACTGAAGAATGTACCACGAATGTGAAGCTGCTGAAGAAATCACTGTTGTCCTGACCAAGAAAGAACTTCATGTCTTGCGAATGGCAGCGATGCGAACTGCAAACGTGATGGCAAAGGACAAGACTCCTACTGCCCAGAAGCGAGTTGAGTTGATTGACATCGCTAACGAGAAACTAGAACGAGCCTTTTACGGAGTAAAGTAATGAAATATATTGTTAAGTCACAAATTGGTGAGGTCGTTGCGGGCCTCTATGCCCCCATCTCTACTTTCGAGTCTGCGGCCTCATACGCCAATGCTGTTGTGTTCAGCGCACAGTTTCCTGACATCACTGAAGCAACTGTCGTTGAGGTCGATGCCTATGGCAACGAGCGCACAGTTTACACGAGGGAGAAAGCATAATGGCGATGACATTTGTTGCAGAGGAGCGATATCAACTCCTACGTGAAAAGTTTGATGTTCTCACTGAGGGTATGGAAGATTGGAAGATGCCAATCAAAGCCGTTGTCCCGATTCGTGAACTTGATGACTATCGCGATGCGTGTGAATTCATGACCGGATCTGAACTCTATGTGGTTAGACAGGTCAACGAACCTAATTTTGGTGATATGCTCGTGCGAGCGGAGGGATACTATAATGCTATCGGATCTTAATATTGTTGGTGTGATTAAAGGAGGTTTCACTGTAGAGATGAAGGGCGGGCCCGCCGTGCCGTTTATGGAACTGAAGTACAAGTTTGAAAACGGTTATGGTGCGAATGTGGTTCGCTTAAATCGTAATGAAGAGAAGTTCTTCAACGTCACTCTGTTGGACGCAGATGACAATCCACTGGATCTTTCAACGAATCTAGACAGTCGTATGTTGTCGGACAAGATTGGTGAGATCTCTCATCTATGAACGTGTTTCACCTCTCAGAAAATCCAGTAGAAGCTGCGCGGATGCATCTAGATAAACACGTGGTCAAGATGATTATCGAATACGCCCAGCTCATGAGCACGGCACATCGTGTTCTTGATGGTGAGGAGTACTACGATAAGACTGCGATTGGTCGTAGGATTAAACGCTGGAGACATCCGAACTCTAATCTGGAGAACACACTCTACAAGGCGTCTCACGTAAATCATCCTAGTGGTGTGTGGACTCGTAAGACATCTGCAAACTATCTGTACCTACATAAGATGTGGGAAGAACTTTGCAAAGAGTATACCTACCGATACGGAAAAAAACACTTGACAGAAAGCAAGTTATCTGGTATACTCTCCCATATTCCTGAAAACATACCTAATGGTGGGTTGACGGAATTCGCGCAAGCAATGCCTGAGTATTGCAAGCGTATTGATCCTGTAGAGGCTTATCGCTTCTACTACATTAACGAGAAGAAGCGATTTGCTAACTGGACAAACCGTGCAATGCCGGACTGGTATCAACAAGCAGTCGGAGGATTCTAACTATGGAGAAGTCATTGACCTATCAAGAAATCGTTGACACCTTACGTGAAGGTGTGGTAAACTTGTCTTTCACGAAAGTGAAGGATGGTGAAGTACGTAACATGAAGGCAACCCTAGTCTCGGATCTGATTCCGGCTGACAAGATGCCAAAGACTGATGCGAATGCAAATACTGAAAAGAATCAACTTGCGGTACGTGTGTTTGATCTTGACTTGGCAGACTGGCGTTCGTTTCGCGTAGACTCACTGTTGTCTTTTGTTCCTGCTACATCGATCATTAACGGTATTGACTAAATAACCCTATGGCAAAGAAACTCACACCAGCAGAGAAAGCGAGGAAGACTAGGGAGGCGAAGAACAAACGCGCCCTAGAGGAACTTGGTCTTGACGCCCCACGTAAGAAAGTGAAGCGTAAACGCAAACCTATGACTGCGGAGCAGAAGAAGGCAGCGTCAGAACGTCTCGCAAAGGCGCGTGAGGCACGTGGTGCGAATGGTAGTAAGTCTGTCCACGAGGACATTCGAGATCTGCCAGAGGATCACTTCCTGCATTGGAAGAAGGTCAAACAATGGTTGAAATCAAATCAAGAGGAACTCAAAGGGATGCGGAGTTTCAAGAACTCCAAGGTAGCCAAAGAGAGATCCGAATACATTGCTCTTGAAGTCTATATCGATAACATGAAACGATACCTTGCAAACGGTGTCTGGCTTGATTATCGATACGGTGAACAACGCGAAGGTCGTATACAGTACAAGGTTGAGGCAATGTCCTACCATGCTGACGGTACACCCAAGCGAACCTATGGTGTATGGTATCCCGACATCCGGCAGACTTGGACTCCAGAACTAGAGGAAGAGTTTGCCAAGGATGAGGAATACGCCTTACAGTTCAATTCTACTCAGAGCATAAATACTGATGAGGAAGGTGTAATAGTAAATGACTTTGAATCATAAACCCGCAGAAGAGAAACCGTATATTTCATTAATTTGTAATCCATACGAAGATAAAAGTTCAACTAATACACGAATCACCATTGACGTAATGGAAAAAGATTTGAGCAAAGATGAGATGATTGAAGTACTAGAAACTTTTATGAAATCAATGGGCTATCATTTTAATGAAGGCGAACACCTTGGAATTGAATATGAAGGTTGATTTCCAAATTGGTGGAGTAGATTCGTCTGACGATTCTAACTTCATGAACAAGAAACGATTCACCAAGATGACCGAAGATATGGTCAGGAACAAATCAATGTCCTATATGGACGCTGTGGTTTATCTCTGTGAAGAGAATAACCTAGAGATTGAGGATGTCAAGAAATATATCGCGACATCTATCAAAGAGAAGATTGAGGTTGAAGCAATGAATCTCAACTTTCTCGAAAAGAGTGCTGACCTTACTCTAAAATAAAGGTTGACAAAACGATTACATTATGGTATAGTGGACACACAATCATACAAGGAAAATACAAAAATATGTCTTTTGCAAATCTAAAAAACAACCGCACCGACATCTCTAAACTGGCAGCAGCCGCACAAGAGATGGGTGGTGGTGCAAAGCAAGGTAACAACAAGTACGAAGACTTGCGCTTCTGGAAACCCACGGTAGATGAATCAGGTAACGGTTATGCCGTTGTTCGTTTCCTACCTGCGGCGGAAGGTCAAGAACTTCCTTGGGTACGTTACTTCGATCACTTCTTCAAAGGCCCGACTGGTCAATGGTACGTCGAGAAGTCTCTGACTACTCTGGGTAACAATGACCCCGTGAGCGAGTACAACTCTCGACTCTGGAACTCTGGTGTCGAAGAGGACAAAGAAATCGCACGTAAACAGAAGCGCCGTCTTCACTATGTTGCGAACATCATGGTCATGAATGACCCCGCGAACCCTGCCAACGAAGGCAAGGTATTCATGTACGACTTCGGTAAGAAGATCTTTGATAAGATCATGGATAAGATGCAACCCGAATTTCCAGGCGAAGAACCGATCAATCCGTTTGACTTCTGGACTGGTGCTGACTTCCAACTGAAGATTCGTAATGTTGCGGGATATCGTAACTATGACAAGTCTGAGTTCAAGGCTCCTGCACCGTTACTGGAAGCAGATGAGACGCGACTCGAAGCAGTCTACAATCAGTTGCATGACATGTCAGAGTTTACTGCTCCGTCTTCGTACAAGTCCTATGACGAACTGAAAGGTCGTTTGGAGGTTGTACTGGGTCAATCAACGGGTGCTGGTGCAACCATCAAGAATGACTCATTGACCGAGACTGCGGAAGTAGTATCTGCACGTGAACAGGAACCACAAGTTATCGCGTCTGCCCCTGAACCGAACATCACGGCTGCAGCGGACGAGGACGATACTCTGAGTTACTTTGCTAAACTTGCAGCGGAAGACTA